AAGCAGTGGTATCAACGCAGAGTACTAATTGGATCGGCGGGAGAGGACGGTCGATCATGTAAGGAGTCAGTACGCCAGTGGAAAAGCGACGGCGATCCAACCGTCAATACATGCGCGCGTGGCGCTCGAATCCTAGCCACCTCGCTCGTCACCGGCTCAAACGGTGTATCTGGGAGGCTGCTCGCAAATTGCGGAACGCTGATGCCGCGGCGAATCCCTCCACTAGAAAAGCGATTTGCGGGTGCTGTGGGAAACGGATGCCGGTGACCCACGTGTCGCGGTTGCAGATCGGGGCCGACGGGGAGTTTCAACGCGTCGAAACTCCGTACTGCGGGATCTGTTGATGGCTTTCGCCAGCGGTGGTCTGCGGACTGCGCCGGGAACTTTCTGAGCAAGGAACGCTCCAGGTGGCGTAAAAGCCCTGCTGGTAGGCGAGTTCGAGCACTTGGCCAAGAAAACCAACGATATGGCAAGCGCTAGTTTGGAACCTCGACGCTGCAGGCAAATCGGTCTCGAATGTTTTGGGCGTCGCCGGAATGCGGCAACTATCGATCGGGCCAGGTGGGAACTTCGTTCAACGAAAACCAACGACGACGTGAAAGATGCTGAATGCGAAAAAAAAAGCAAAATGCCAACAAAGCTGCAGACACCAGTCGCAAACAAAACAACAAGCACAACATCGCGCAGACAGGCGCGCCAAAAGAAATTGTGACGGGCCACCTTTAGCCAGGAGGCGTAATCTGCCGATTCGAATGACTGCAGCTGTATTGGAAGCTGCGCTCAGCCAGAGGAAAGCTAAACCAAACGGCGTGAAACATTCTGAATTGAAGTAGAACAAGACACACAAACACAACTGCAAATCTAACCATGGCGCACACAGGCGCGTTAAAAGGGATTGTAACAGGCCACCTCTAACCAGGAGGCGTAACGTGCCGATTCGAAGGGCTCGGCTGTATTGGAACCGCGCTCAACCAAAAGAAACCCAAAACAAACGGCGTGAAACATTCTGAATTGGACAAAAACAAGGCACACAAACACGACTGCGAACCAAAACATGGCGCACACAGACGCGCCAAGAGGAATTGTGACAGGCCACCCTTAGCCAGGAGCTGTAAAGTGCCAATTCGATCGTTACAGCTGAATCGGAACTGCGCTCGACGAAAAGAAAACTGAAAAAGGGCGTGAAACATCCTGAATTACGCCAAGACAAGACACACAGACCCAATTGCAAAAACCATGTCGCACACACACTGGCCAATAGGATTTGCGCTTGCGGCCACATTTGATCAAGAGGCTTAGCGCGCCATTCAATTATCGCAGCCGGACCGGAGCTGCGATCAAGCAAGACAAGACCAAGAGAACCGGGAATGTTCTGAGGCCCGCAAGAACAAACCTGCAAAAAAGCATTCCTTGGGCAGACATGCCGATAGGAATTGTGCCCGCGCCCGAATTCGTCAGGAGGGTTAAGGTGCCGATTCGATCGTTGCGGCCGGATCGGAACTGCGCTCAACCAAAAGAAAACGACAAACGCGTGCAGCATCCTGAATTGGACCAAGCAAGACAGCCAAGCACAATTGCAGACAAAACATGGCGCACATACACGCGCCAATCGGAGTTGTGGCCGCGGGCACAGTTGGTGACGTGGCTTAGCATGCCATTCAATTATTGCAGCCGGACCGGAGCTGCAATCGAGCAAAACAAGACCAAAGAAGAGCGGGGAACGTTCTGAATTCCCGCAAGCACAACACCGCAAAGAAGGCGTGCCGTGGGCAGACGTGCCAATGGGAATTGAGGGCGTGTTCGCATTTAGTTAGGAGGCTTAAGGTGCCGGTTCGATCTTTGCGGCTGGATCGGAACTGCGCTCAACCAAAAGAAAACTGAAAAACGCGTGAAGCTGTCCTGAATTGGACCAAACAAGACAGCCAAACACAATTGCAAACAAAACATGAAGCACGCACAGGCGCCAATCGGAGTTGTGGCCGCGGGCACACCTAGTCAGCGGGCTTAGCGTCCCAATTCAATGATCGCGGCCGGACCGGAGCTGCGATCGAGCAGAACACAAATCAAAAAAGCCGGGAACCTTTTGAGATCGGCAACAGCATGATTGCAGACAAAACATGGCGCACACAGACGCGCCAATCGGAGTTGTGGCCGCGGGCATACCTAGCCAGGGGGCTTAGCGCGGCATTCAATAATTGCAGCTGGACCGGCTCTGCGATCAACCACAGCAAAACCAAAAAGTGCAGGGAACGTTCTGAAGCCAGCAAGAACAAAAGATACGCGTAAAAACGTAGAAACAGAACCTTAGATAAGACATGGCGCACAGAGACGCGCCAATAGGAATTGTGGCTGGGGTCACGGTTGGCCAGGAGGCTTCGGGTGTCAATTGAGGTTCCCGAGAGTGTGGCGCGCCGAGGGACGCGAGATCAGCCGGCGCCGGTCGCGAACGTGTCTGGCGGTGCTCTCGGGTGGTTGGTTGCGTTGGCCCGGTCGGCACTCTCTGGCGGTCTGTCGATGTTCTTGAAAGAGCGTCAAGCGAAGCCGGTCATCGATCAGGCTGAGAGGGAGCATCTGCGGAGACTTGAGTTCGCAGAGGAATATGCCAGGGGGTACCTTGCCGGCTGGAAGGAATGCTTCCGTGCGTGTGAAGAAGCAATCGAAGAGAGCAATAACAGGGGATGGAACAACTGAAGCCGTGCTGAGTGGGAAGAAAGCGCAGATGAAGCCAGGCGTACCGGGTCCTTGCAGGGCACACATATCTGCTTTGTGGGCGGCGAGCCGCTCGATGGAGAATGCCAATGAAGCCTCAACATGCGGTTGAGATCTGCTGCGAGCGGTACCGCCGAATGCGGGCGTTCCTCAATGGCAGTGTGCGGGCGGTCGATCTGGAGACGCCATCGTCAGGATATCAATGGAGACCCGACCGGGCGGGCGCAGCGGATTATGTCGCCGACTTCCAACTTGCGGGAGCTCGAGCTTTGCGACGGCCGGAGTGGAAGGGCCGATTGCAGCTGTTCCAAAACCATTTCTGCGGCGGAGTTGAGTATCGCCGGGCAATCGAGATGTTAGGGGTTTCGAGTGGGACGTTCGATTGGTGGGCACAGGAAGTGAAGAAAGCCGCAGGTAAAGAGTTCCTGAGGTCGGGCTTGTTTCCACCACGCGGATATTTTCGTCAAAGTGGGAAACCACGCACGGCACCTGACAGTAGCGCGCCTACATTTTGAGAAAACCAGAAGGGACAGGCCGGCGACGCAAGCCAGCCTGGGTTTTCAGCATTCGAATTCCGAGGAGCCCGTCATGCAGAAAGGCGCAAGAACGAGACTGGTCAACTCGAGCTGGCAGCTTTAGAACAGCGAAGATCTGGGCCCTGGACGCTGATCGCTCGGGAGATCGGAGCAATTCATCCGGAGCAAGATGTGAATCGGAGCGGATCGGCGACGAAGGAGCTTGCGCGGAGGATGTACGGGAAGAGTTCGGGGAACCGCGCAAGCGCGAAGCAGATCTGGCCGGACGGACAAAGTTTCGATTGATCTCTTCGAGGTTCCACTCGGCTGGGCCCGGACCGAAGCGTTCATATTCAGGTACGGGATGAGACACCATGGGATCCGAGTCCTCCGACCACCCATGGATAACCATCCAATCGGATTCAACACCGACCGCCAGCCGGTGGGCGGAGAATCCCGGAACGCTGGCGAGAGCGGTAATCGCGTGCTCAGACTCCTGGAGGTCAACGGAAAGCTTCTGGAGGACATCCTGTTCTGCGCGGCGCCAGTCCTGCAGTTCGCCACGCGATCGGTGGCCGCGCTCGAGGAAGATGTCGTAAGCGCGCTGGGCGATTGCGTCATAAGCATCGAGCAGGCAATCGGTGAGGTCACGAAAAGCGACCGGCTCGCAGCTACTCGAGGGGCGTGGTGGCGGGGGAGCGGACTGAGTTGCGGATTGGGAAGCCTTCATATTGTTTCCTCAAATAAAGGGGTTCGCTCGCTGCATGTCTGTTATCGACGAGCGGGGGACTGAACTTTAGGTGCGGTTTGAGTCGGCGTTGACGTTTGGGTTTCGCTGGACACTCGTGGCAGCGGATTGAGGTTGCAAAGGAGAATTGACCGCAGCCCTCACCGGCCATGCGAGAGGTAAATTCCCAGCCTGCTCCGCAAGGATGGAGCCGGTGAAGGCAAGCGGTCCGCCACTGGGCCAATCGCTCGGAGGCGAGAAGTGGAACCCAGCGCCAGAGACAGGGACTGCGTCCCCCCGGTCTAGGGATGCCAAGTTAGACGAGAGTTGCGTAAAGGACAATTCGGGAAACTACGTAGAACGAGCCGCCAAACTGCGTAATTTGCGGTTACCGTCCGGAAAACGCTTGACGCGAGTATTACGGAGAAGTACAGTCTGGCATTGTTATCTTCCCTGGTCCCATCGGTTGGGATCACCGGCCATCGCAGTTCCACGGCGCTCGCAGTAAGGTTCGTAGGGTCAGCAAAATAGACGAGCGCGGTGCGGGTCCAGTAAAGCTGCTACGAGGATTGTATACACCAGCCCGTTGAATAGAAGTCCCCATTGTCGACAAACATCGGTGCAGGAAGAGGTTTAGTTACCAGGCGCTGAGTGCCTCGCGGGTCGTGCTCGTTCGTCCGAGTGGGGGACGATACGCGGGAGCCGGAAGGAATTTTGCTAAATGACAATTGAGACAGTTCGGACGGTAGCAGGCGCGCGAGCACAAGCGTCACGCATGCCAGCATCGGCGTTAGGTCGTTTGGGCGTCACGCCGCGCAGCCAGGGGCCCGCCGGAACACGGAAGCGGGTTCGCGTGTTGATTGCAGACGACCACGCGGTGGTATTGCGCGGATTGCGGTCACTGCTGGAGACGCAGCCGGACATTGAAATCTGTGGCGAGGCGATGAACGGGTTGGACGTTGTGGAAAAGGCTCAGGCCCTGGCACCCGAGATGGTGATCCTGGATATTGGGATGCCCGAGTTGAACGGACTGGAAGCGACCCGGGCGATTCCTCTGAAGCACCCCAACATTGAGATCCTGGTGCTGACCATGCATTTTCCCGAGCAGGTGGCGCGACAGATTCTGAAGGCTGGCGCGCGGATACCTTCTGAAAACAGACTCGCACGCGCAACTCCTTGCTGCCATCTCGAGCCTACGGCAGCACAAGCCATTTTTAACGTCTCGGGTAGCGGACGTGGTACTGACCGGGTACGTGGAAGGGGACGTAGCGGAGACGATCAAGCGGGCGGCGGCGGATTTTCCGTATGGTCCGCTGAGCCGGCGCGAGCGGCAGGTGATGCAACTGCTGGCCGAGGGGTACAGCAATAAAGAAGTCGCTGCACGGCTGGGAGTTAGCCCCCGGACCGTGGAGACGCATCGCAATCATGTGATGCATAAGCTGCGGCTGAATTCATTCAGTGACCTTGTTCGCTACGCGGTTCGCAATAACATCGTTAAGGCCTGAGAGAGAAGGTAACCGAAGGGAAGTGCAACCTGAAGGTAAGTGACAGGTTGAGAGATGAACACCACTCCAACAACCTGTCACGCGTTTGTGGCTATGCCTTTGCGGCTTTTGCAACCGCCTTCTTGCGACGGCCTCCCCGGCGCGGCTTAACGGGATGTTCCGGGGCCTCACCGATCAGTTCTGCCACCCAAATGCTGGTGACGAATTTCTTGGAGCCATAGTCTTCGAAGTCGATGGTGGTGCGTTCGGAATTCGACTCCATGACGACACCCATTCCGTACAATTCGTGCTTGATGGCTTGGCCTTCGATTAGGACCTGCACAATGTCCTCCTTGGGAATCTATGAGTTCGCCCGGCGAAAACTGTGCGCTTATCGAGACGGATAAGCATTCGCGAGGATATTCGGGAGCTACAACCACCACTACCCGGCCGGGCGAATGAAAAAAGGGGCGGAAACTCTGTGCGGAACACACAAAATTCCCGCCCGGACGACGTTAGAGGCTAACCACGTTCTCGGCCTGCAAGCCTTTTGGGCCCTTCTTGACTTCGAACTCCACCGCTTGGCCTTCATTCAGAGTTTTGTATCCGTCGGACTGGATAGCAGAAAAGTGAACGAAGACATCTTCACCGCTTTGGCGTTGGATGAACCCATAACCCTTGCTGGCGTTGAACCACTTCACTGTGCCTTGTTCTTTCACTTCCGGTTACCTCGTAGATTGAAGCTATTTGTGTCTCGAGTCGGCCTCTGATCGTCCGAGAACTAATAAATCCCACACGCGCTGAAGGCGCGCCGGGGTTACACAAAAAAAGGCCACAGGGCGTTGCCCTGCAGCCTCTGGACCGTGTCAAAAGGGATCACAAGAGCAACAAACGCAGATAGATAGTAGCACAAGGCGGGAAGGTTTCCAACCCCTAGGTTTGAAAACCGACGGGCGCGCAAAGCATGGTTAGGGTGCTTCGGAGGTCGTAACCGGAGCGGGCTTACGACCGCCGCCGATTAAGCAACAGCAGGATTCCCTACAAGATGCAGGCAAGGCTGGCGATTTGAGCGTTGGTAAGGCCCAGGAAAACCTTTGGATTGATGCGGATAAACTCGACCAGGAATCGAGAAACGCCGCTCAGGATCAGGAATAACGCAAAAAGCGAGCCGGATTTGCGGATTGCTGCCCGGCTCGGCACTTCTTCGAGGGCTGCAGTCTGGTGATTGGCCGGCTGGCGAACCATTTCAATCCTAAGTGTCTTAGTATCATGAAGATAATAATGGCGGCGGCAAGTTCGTACAAAGGCGTGGGATGAACCCGCTCCGTGGTTGGGACCAGGCCGTTCGGGAAACTCATTCCCCACGGCAGGGACGTCGGGATCCCGTAGTCCCCGTCGCCTGAGAGCAAGCAGCCAATCCGCCCGATCCCGTAACCAAGGGCCGCGGCGGGAGATGCGACGTCGCTCAACGTTAGAAAGGGGATCCGGTACCGGCGGGCGAGAAAGGCAAAAGTAGCGATCCCGGCGATCAAGCCGCCGAACCAGGCGAACCCGAACTGGCTGAAAAGTTCACCCATCGGGTGTGCCATGAGGTCGCGCGGGCTTTCGAGCACGTGATAGAGCTTGGCGCCGACGATGCCTAGCGTTGCGGGAAGACCTACCAGCGTCTCGGGCTCAATTGGGAGGCCCCAGCGGGGCAGATCCACGCGCAGGACGGCAAAGGCGACCAGCATGGCAGCCGCGACCATCAACCCGAATGTGGGGATGGTGAGCGGTCCTAGGTGGAGAAATGGAATCACGACGCCTTAGTCCTGGTAGCAGATGGCAATTGGCCTGACCGAGTGGCGGAAGCGCTAATCGCTGTATCGATGGCGGAGGGTCGCCGTTGCGGCCGCACCGGCGGCGGGCGGAACACGGTAATACGACTGCCGGCGGAGCAAATGCTGGTCGCGAAAATGCTTTTTTGCGCGGCGTCCCCATTCGCGGATGAAAAAATAATTGAGCGTGCCGCCAATCGCGCCGCTGGCGAAGGGAATGGCTCGCGCGGCCCATTTTTCGGCGGTCTCGGCGCCAACCCGAAGCGCGATGCGCTCCATTACCCTAGGAACAAAGCGTTCGACAACTTCCTTCTGGACGAACTCGCGGCCGAGATCCACGCCTGCGGCGCTGGCCGCAGCGACCCACAGCTCGGCGGATTCGGCGGGTGTGGCGTACTCGAAGCCGTAGATTAAGCTGAGTTTCTGCAACATGCGCATGGCGATCGCGGCCAGGAGGCTGACGTCGGGCACCAGCGTCATGAACCCGCCCAGGCCCACGCCCGCCCCTTCGAGCAACGCCAATTTCTTGGAACTAGTGATGGTCTTATCGGCGATCGAGTCGACGATGTCCATACGCTGAAGGAACATTTCATCGAAGGACTGAATCGGCAAATGGTGGGCGGTTTGCAGGTGGGATAGAAACTTTTCGGGCTTTACGCCAAATCCGGAATACGTGCGTCCCAGCCCGGCCATGACGGCCCGGCGGAAAAGGCCCAAACGCTTGGTGCGTTTTTGTTTGCCAAGCATATTTCTATTGTATGCGATCTGACCCGGAATTGTTGCCCGAAAAGGCTCCAGCGCCGGAGACAATTTGCGCCTGCCGCCGGTCGCAGAAAGGAGTACACTAGGACCATTACGCAAGCTTGGGCAGCCGCTCTGATTTGGAGGCCCCTATGATGATCACCTACCGGATTTGGATTCGATTCGCCGCTTCCGCATTGCTTCTATTTTGGCTTGCGGCTCCCGCGCTCGCGCAACACGGCGGTGGACACGCGGGCGGAAGTGGCGGCGGCATGGGTGGTGGCGGAGGAATGGGGGGCCATTCCAGCGGCAGCGCAAGACCTTCTGCGGCGAGTGCTCCGGCCGGTCACGCCACGACTTCTGGCAATCGTGCAGTGCCGCGCGGGGCATCTTCACCGAGGACCGGCACGCCAGCAGCCGCGCCCGGGAAGAACACGTCGACATCTGGATACACGCCTGCGGCGGGGATGCATCTTGTTCCGGGAGTCCCGAGCAACGCGGCAGTGCTGCCGATCTCAGGGCGCGGTGTATCGTCGCCAGCGAGGTTCTCCGCTGCCACAGGGACAGGCTTGGGAGCTGTTCATTCGTACTCGGTTCCAGGGCGCTATCCGGTCAATGGCGGCTGTGGTAGGGGCGGGTGTATCGGATATAACCCGTACTATCCGTATGGCTACGGCTACGGTGGAGGATATGGGTTCGGATATGGATTCGGGTACGGCTTCGGCCTCGGATATGGCTTCGGATACGAATGTAATCCGTTCTCCCCTTGGGGTTTGGGATGCGGTTCCGGATTGGGATTCGGATATAGCGGGGCCTATGGGTACGGATACGGAAATGGATTGGGGTACTACGATGGCGGGATAGGCGATGGGGACTCATCGGCGAACACGACGAACTCGTCGTCGGGCGGGTACGGTCCATACGCAACGCTGGACGCTAAGACCAATCAACCGGGCACCCTTCCCGATCCGGCAACGGAAACCACCTTGGTGCTGAAGGATGGCACTATCTACACGGTGAGCGATTACTGGATGTCCGCCGGGAAGCTGCACTATGTGACCGCGGAGAACGGCGAGAACACGATTGATATCGACCAATTGGATCTTCAACACACCGCGGAGCGGAATTCGGATCGCGGGGTGAACTTCACGCTACGCACCCAGGACGCGGCGCAATCGACACCGGCACCTGCAGCCGCCCCAGCGCTGTCGCCCGCGCAGGAGCCTTCGCCAGCACCGCAGCCGCCTGCGGAGTCGCCGCGACCGTAATTCAAGGTCGCCGAGCGCGCGGCGCGTGTTTTTTTTGATGCGCAACGGGCGCGACGGGGTATCGCGCGGGCGAAAATGCGGGTTTTGGTTCTCGATCACCTTGGACGATTTTCATTTACACAAATAAACACTTAACACAATTCGCAACTTGGTGTAGAGTTTTTAATTGTAACCTCGATTTGTGTGACGCACTGAAGCACCCTTCGAACTGAACCCAAACTGAACATCACGGCCGGCTAATCGCCGGCTTTTTTATTTTCCGGGAGAACGCCCGCGGCGGCGAACCTATGCCCGATGGATTGACTCAAGTAAACGCGAAAGAGCGAAAGGAACCGAAACAGAAACGCCGGCGCTGGAAGGGCAGCCACAAACAAGTGTCTATGCCGGTGGCGATGCGTACGGTGGGGCTGGACGAAGTAGAGGTGGCCTACCAGCTAGATCAAGTGGTGACTTCCGTCGTGGAATTGAAAAACGAAAAGTTGCTATTCGAGATTTTGAGAGAGTGCGCCAAGTTGCTGGACGCGTATCCGGCCGGGGAGGAAGTTGCTCCGGTGGCGCCGCAAATCGTGATCGACGTCCCGCGCCCCTTGCGGGGCACCGCTACGCCGGGGAATCCAGGGGTAAACGAGCCTCTGAAAACGGTGAACTAGCGAGTCTTTCCGGTTGTAAATACGTTTTAGAAACGCGAAGCGCATTCCATCGGCGGCATCCCGCCGAATTTTAGGAGCTTCTATGACACTGAGCAAAAAGACGGTGGGCTACCTGGTGCAGCTAGGAGGCATAGCGGGCGGAGTGGCGGGAGGGGTACTGAGTTTTCAGCACCTGGCGATCACCGCGTGCTTTCTGGGCGGAGCGGCCGCGTTCTACGTGGGGAAGAAAATTCGCGGGACGGTGTAACCGGCATGGCCGAATTTGTGCCGTCCACAAATGGGACGCCGGTCCCGGGCCGCGAGGCCCATTTGCAAAATGGGTCACAAATGTGGCGGCAAACCGGCGTCCGTTTCTCGGACCTTTACTCGGCTTTTCCACGGCAGGCGCAATTCCATAGTTCATCGGCGAAATACCGGCTATTTGGAGGCGCGGCGGGTCCGGGGAAATCCAAAGCGCTGCTGATGGAGGCGATAACTCAGGCGCACCTACACGCCGGGGTAGAAACCCTACTGCTGCGCCGCACTTTTTCGGAGCTCGAGACGTCGCTGCTGACGTATTTTCGGCGCGACATACCTCGGGAGATGTACCGCTCGTACAACGAAGCGCGGCACGTGATCACCTGGCATAACGGCTCGACCACACGCTTCGGGTATTGCCGGAACGAGAGTGACGTCTACCAGTACCAAGGCGCCGAGTTTATATTTATCGGGGTGGACGAGCTCACGATGTTCACGCTGCCGCAGTGGCAGTTTCTCACCAGCCGGAACCGGTGCCCGGTGCCCGGTACATTTCCGAACATGGCCGGCGCGACAAATCCCGGCAACATCGGACACGCCTGGGTGAAGGCACTGTGGATCGATAAAGTAGCGCCGGCTGGGATGGAACGGATCGATCAGTACGACCCGTCCGATTATGAGTTTATTCCCGCGCGCCTTTCCGACAATCCTGTTTACGCCAACGACGCGCAATACCTGAAGACGCTCGAAGCTCTTCCGGCCACGTTGCGCAACGCGTTCCTGGAGGGAAGCTGGGACGTATTCGCCGGGCAATATTTCGACCGCTTCGATCCGGAACGAAATACAGAGCGGGCGGAAAATATCGGTTTTGAATCCTGGTGGCCGCGATGGATCTCGATGGACTGGGGATTCGAGCATCCGGCTGCAGTCTATTGGCACGCGAGTGCGCCGGCGAATCAGGTCCGGGAACGGGCGGCCGTCTCGATACTGGCCGAGGGCCCAGCGGAGGTCGCGGACGCTGAAATAGCTGGCGCGGTGATGCCGGACGCTTTGCCTCGTCCGGCCGCTACAACGAGCGCTACCTCGAGCTCCTCTGGCTCGCGAGTGATTACCTATCGGGAGTTAGTTCGGAAGCGGCTGGCGCCGCGGGCGCTGGCACAAATGATTGTGGAGCTTTCGGTTGAGTCCGGCGGCGGCCGGGAACATGTCGACGCAATTTATCTTTCGCCGGACGCGTTTGCCCATCGCACCGACGAGGCCTCGATCGCCGAACAGATGGGCGACGTTTTTGTGGCGGCCGGGTTGCCCAGAGCGTCGATGGCGGACAACGACCGCGTCGGTGGATGGATGCTGATGTACCAAATGCTTGACGCGGGGGAATGGACGATCACCCAGAACTGCGAGGAATTGATTCGGGTACTGCCGGCCTTGGTCCGCGATAACGCGAAAGTGGAAGACATCGAAAAGGAAGATGGGGACGATCCGGCGGATGCGGCGCGCTACGGATTGAAGTCTCGAGTGAGGACGGCTCGTCCGCCTTTGCAACAGAGGCTGGCGGAACTGGTGACGTCGACGGACCCGACGATCCGAGCGATTCAGGCGCGCAAGGCGGCCATCGAAATCGGGCAGAAGCAAGGACCAATTTATCGCCGGCGGCGGCCGCAGGGTTGATGCTGCGATGCGGGAAAGGATCCAAATGCTTGGCGGATTTTTGAATTGGGGGTGGACCACGAGGTACACGCGCTCCCTGGAAACCGAGGTGACGCGGCTTCGCGCGGAAAACCTTGCGTTGATGAATTCGATTCTTGGGGTGGCTGGGGTGCCACCGTTGCGGATCGATCTTTCGCGAACAGAGCTGGATGCCGGGTGCGGTGGGGTACGGCCTTCCGTGGCTGTGGAGCACGCTAACGTATCGTCAAGTGCGTCCGGGCGGAAGCCGGGTGGTGCGCCGGTGCGACGGCGGTCGTGGCAACAGATCGGGCGGGTTCTGGAGGCCGAGGATGCATGCGGAAGCGCGAGGGTTCGCACGGGGCGGTAAAGGCCAGCGGGTGACGGCGTCTTTGCCATTCGAACTGAGATCAAAAGTGAACGCGCCAAGGCCACTGCGCCCACCCTTCCTAAAAGCAGGAAGAGTGGGGCACCCGAAAAAGAAAAAGGCATCGAACCGTAACTCGAAACATCCACTCTTCCCAAAAGCAGGAAGAGTCGGACACCCGAAAAAGAAAAAGGCGTCGCACCGTAAGTCGAAACATCCACCCTTCCCAGAAGCAGGAAGAGTTGGACACCCGGAAAAGAAAGAGGCGTCGAACCGTAATTCAAAACACCCACCCTTCCCAGAATCGGGGAAGAGTGGGGCACCCAAAAAGCATGGAATCCTGAAGCAAAACTAAAGTCAAAACCGACGTCAAAACCCGGTTCAAGACCAGCGTTGCAACTGAGTTCAAAGTTCACTTCAGAACTCACTTCAGAACCAACCCAATAGCGAGATCAGCAAGTAGCTCACGACTGGGCTTCTCTGGAACTGGAGAGGCGTCGCGTTTCTGCGGCTTCGTAGGCATTCACAAAATGGAAGCACTATGCCCGTCATTGATGGCCGATATCACATGAATCCGGCAATGGGTCAGGCGCTCGCAGCGGCGCGGGCGTTGCTGGAAGGCAAGAGTAGCGAAAATGATTATTCGCGATCTGCGGAAATCCGCCCGGGAGACGATAGCGACGATCTGCCGCGGGGAAGGGCACATTCCGACGAACGCGATTCGCGCGGGGCTATTCAGCGCATAGAAATTGAATGCGCCGACGATCGGACCGCTCCATCGAAGGGAGCCTCGGGCGGGTACACAGCGTACGTGCATCGAAGCGATCCGAACGCCGGAACCGATGGCGACGCGGCGCCGCAGCCCGGCAAGCTACCACGCGGCGTGCAGACTCCAGCGCCGACCACACATGTGTTCGCGGATTCCGATGCGTTGACGGACTTCTTACGGCGCGCGCTGGGTGAGATATCCCAGCCTGCGTGACCCGCCCAGGCGTTGCGAATCCCCGGGGATCTTTGGGAAACGGCCCACACGCGGTCTACTTACAATACTGAGGAAAATTCATGAGTGATTACTCGACAAGCCCGAACGCGGGAACGGTTCCGATTGAGGGCCCTGCCGCATCGCCGTCTTATGTGGCGCCGGGGGCTGGCGAGGTGAATGAAGGATCCGCGGGAATCAACGAGGATTCGCGGACACCCGCGGAAACCCTCTACGGATCGAACTTCGAGGGATTGCCGGAACACTTGCAGGAGGCGTTGCGGCGGCTGGTGATGCAGTTTTCCACCGAGTCCGATCACTCGCGCCGGCAGGAAATCCGGCGGATCAAACAGGCCCATCAATTCTGGCGGGGCTTGCAATACCTGTGGTGGAGCGACCGCGATCAGAATTGGCACCTGCCATTCGAACAAAGGATGACCCAGCAGTCTTCGATCGAGGAGATGCCGCGCTACGAGTTCGTGACCAATATTTACCAGGCCTTTGGGCTCTCGATCATTGCGGTGCCGTCTCAGGACGTGCCGAGCGTGCGCTTCTTTCCCCAGTCGGCGCAGGCGGAGGGAGATATTGCGGCGGCCAAAGCCGCGACGGAAGTGGCGCACTTGGTGGAGCGCAATAATCGCATCGGAAATCTGATTGTGGATGAAGCTTTCCACTTGTGGACCAGCGGCAAGGTGGGAGCGTACGTGCGGTACGTAGTGGATGGCCAACCATTCGGGTTTCACCCGAAACGGAATTGGGCACGCACCAAGTGAAGATCGGCGCGGATAGTTATCGTTGCCAGAATTGCGAAGCGGAAGTTACCGGACCGGAAGTGCAGCCGATGCTGATTGGGCCAACGTGCCCAAGCTGCGGCGCCGAAATCGAGGAAGGCGCATTCGTGCCCGCCGCAGTGGTGACGGTTCCGACGATCTCCACTCAGTTTCGGGTGGCCAACGGGCAGGAGGTGATCACGGTGGTGGGAGGGCTGGAGCTAAAAACGCCGCCGTGGGCGAACGAAATGCACGAATACCCGTACATGCAATGGAACATGGAGGTTCATGTTTCCAGGCTGCGGGCTGCGTATCCACACGTGGCGGAGAAAATCGGTCCGGTGGTTGCTCCCGGGAGCGGGCAATACGAGCGGCTGGCGCGACTGGCGCAATCGCAAGGCGGACCGCTGACTGAGGGCGGCGATTTCAACCAGAATCTGATCACGTTCCAGCGAACCTGGCTGCGTCCGTGGGCTTTTTACCTGCTCGAAGGGCAATCGCTTCGAGATGAGTTATTGGCGATGTATCCCGATGGGGCCTACGTCGCGTTTGCCGGAGACGCGTACTGCGAATCGCGAAGCGAAAATATGGACGATCACTGGCGGGTGCTGCACGCTTTGCCAGGCGACGGAAGTTCCGGACGGCCTGCTCTGGGAGGCGCGCTGATTTCGGTTCAAGAGCGTTTCAATACGCTCTCGAACCTGCAAATTGAGACTTACGAATACGGTATACCGCCGATCTACGCCGATAGCGAAGTGCTCGACTTCGAAGCTCTCCAGCATCAGACCGCCGACCCCGGTGCGCACTATCCGGCGCGATCGAAACCCGGGCAAAGCCTTGCCGCCGGATTCTTCCAGCCCGCACCGGCGCAAATTCCCCCGGATCTTGCCATGCACGCGGCGAACTTGATGGGCCCAGTGGCGCAGTTTCTCACCGGCGCATTCCCGGCACTTTTTGGCGGGGCAATGAGCAACTCAGACACCGCGGCGGGATACGCGATGGCGCGCGATCAGGCCATGGGACGGATCGGGCTGGTGTGGAGAAAAATGAAATTCTTCCATGCCGACATCATGCTGCTGGCAGTGGATTGTTTCCGGCGCAACCGGCCGCGCGACGTGGAAGTGACGCTGCTGGGCGCGGGAGCGGCCTTCGAATCGAAATGGATACGGCTGGCGGATTTGAAAGGGTCGCTGTTTTCCTATCCGGAGACCGATGAGCAGTATCCGACGCAATGGGCGCAGCAGCGCGCGGTGCTGCTGCAACTGATTGCGAATCCGGATCCGCAACTACAAAACATTCTGGGAAGTCCGGAGAACCTGGGACTGATCAAACGGTTGATCGGATTGGAAGAGCTGGTGATTCCGGACGAAGAATCGAGGACCAAGCAATACCGCGAAATCTCGCAGCTGGTTCAGGAGACGCCGATTGTCAGCGCCGATCCAGCTACAGGTAAGGAAACGATCCTGCCGAGCATCCTGGTCGATGCGTTTACCGACAATCATCAGGTCGAGCTGGAAACCTGCAAGCGATGGTTTTCTTCGGATGCCGGCCAATCCGCGAAGATCGATCGGCCCGCCGGGTATGCCAACGTGCGGGCACACGCGTTGCAGCACCAGCAGTACCTGACGCAAACCACAAGCGGAGCATAGCGCCGGCCGCAGCAGAGCCCATTCCGAAAGGAGATCTTTCAAATGTCGATACCCCAAGCTTCGTCGAGTTCACAACCGTTGAGCGACGATCAGATTCTCGGCCTTCCCGATGTCCATGGTCCCAGCGAGCCGCGCCGCGAGGGCGCGCCTTCGAAATCGAAATCAAGCGGCAAGGGGAACCCGGGAGCCGGTAGGAACTTGCCCGCACCCTCGGATGTTCCGCCGAATTCGCTCCGGAAAAACGATGCTGGGCCACAGACCGGCGAAGTGGATGGCGATGATACGGGAAGCGAGGAGGCCGCGGCCGACGCCGACGCGCAGAGCGACGCAGACGCCGCAGCCCAGGATCCCGGGCAATACAGCGAGATTTTTGAGGCGAATCCGGAGCTGAAGAACGCGTGGGAAAGTGCGGAAGCGTATCGCGAAATCTTCCCGGACATCGAGGATGCGCGGCAGATACAGAAACTGTTTTCAACATCCACCGATGCGCATCGCGCCGCGGAAGGTCTGGCGGAGCTGGAACGGCTGGACGCGATGTTCCTGGGGAATCGCCCTGAATCACTGGCCGAACTGGCGGCGAGGGTTTACCGGATCCATCCGGACGCTTTTGAAAATCTTGCCCGGATCATGGGCGGGATGCTGCGTTCGGGAAACTTGTCTCAAGAGACTCGGCCCGGTCCGAAGGGAAACTCCGGCGAGCTTGCAAACTCTCGGGAGTCCGATCGGAAAAGTACGGTGGCTGATGTGGGCCGACAAGACGCCGGGGCCGAGCGCGCCCGCGAAGCTGCGGGCGGGCCCCGGTTCGAAGAAGGGAATCGAGAGGCGGCTGCGCACCGGGCAACATTCCTGCAGGAAACGAACGCTCTGGCGGTGGAAGGCGTGGTGGAAGCCATCCAGTCTCAGGTGCAGCGCCTGCTGCCGGAGGAGGTTTCTCCCGCGGTGCAGAAACGCATCGTTGGCGAGGTCTACCGCGAACTGGATGCGAGCCTGCGGGCCAACCGCACCCTGATGGCGCAGGTGCGAGAGGCGTTCCGTTCGGGAGAGTTTGACGCGGCGCACCAAAGAGCGATGGCGGATCTGCTGGTGGGGCGCGCGCGTCAAGGGCTGCCTGGGGTGGCGAAGAAAGTGATCGAAGAGTGGACATCGAACGTGCTGGCCGCTTCGGAGCGCCGACAGGCAAACCAGCGGACGGCGGAACGGCGGGTGGATATTGCGAACGCTGGGCCGGCAGCCAGTGAGGTTCGGCGATCGCTGACGCCTACGGACATTAACTACGCCAAGAGTTCGGACGCTGACATTTTGAATATGTAGACGCTACGGCTTGCCAGTCCATACGCCCACCCTTCGCAGAAACAGCGAAGAGTGGGGCACGCATTATAAAAGGACGCTCCTTTCGGAGTAGGCTGCGGTTGTTGTGTTGAGCATCAACCAACAGCTAAACGAAAGGAGCACCCTTATGGATAGTGTGAAATATGTGGGGTTGGATGTCCACCAGGCTACGATTTCGGCGGCGGTGATGGATTCCGAGGGTCGGGTGGTGATGGAGTGTGTGCTGGCCACGCGGGCGGGGGCGATTCTGGATTTTATCCGAGGGTTGCGGGGAACGGTGCATGTCACCTTTGAAGAAGGAACTCACTCGGCGTGGCTTTACGGTCTGCTGATTAGGCGAGTGGCGCGATTGGTGGTCTGTAACCCGCGGAAAAACGCGCTGCTCAAAGCGGGTAACAAGAGTGACGCGATCGATGCACGCAAGCTGGCGGAGTTGTTGCGCGGAGGGCAGCTCTCGGCGGTCTATCACGGCGAGCATGGGGTGACCGCGGTGCAGGAACTAGGCCGCAGTTACACCACCCTGACCGAAGACACCACGCGGGTGATGGCACGGTTGAAAGCGGTCTATCGCGGGCGGGCCATCGCCACCGCGGGCAAGAAGTTGTACGGCCCGCATCGCGGGGAGTGGCTGGCTCAACTGGACGAACGCGGTGTGCGGCGGCGTACCGAACTGCTCTATCAACAGCTGGACGCCTTGCAGGCGTTGCGTCGCCAGGCACGTCAGGATTTGATCGTGGAGAGCCGCCAGCATGAAGCGGTGAAGCAGTTGCGCACGGTTCCCTTTCTGGGTCCGATCCGAGCGGCGTTGTTGCTGGGGAGAGTGCAGACACCGTATCGGTTTCGAACCAAGCGACAGTTCTGGACCTATTGCGGGCTGGCGCTGGAAACGCGCAGCAGCGCCGACTACCGTTACCAGAAGGGTCAGTTGGTGCGCCGCACCAAGCCCGTGCTCATTCGAGGACTGAACTGGAACCATAACCACCAGATGAAGAACCTGTTTAAAGGTGCGGCGACCACCGCCAGCATGCGGGAAGGTCCGTTCCGAACTTTTTACCAAGGACTTCTCGAGAAAGGGATGGTGCCGGCGATGGCCCGGCTGACGCTGGCGCGCAAGATCGCCGCGATAACCCTGAGTGTTTGGAAGAAAGGAGAGGCATTTGATGCCCAGCAGCTGAAGCCGCAAGCAGCAGCTTGAGCGCGCAACGCCATCGGAACGCACCTTTTTGGATCGTGCCGTCCGTCGGCCGCTGAGCGCTCGGGTTCGAGGGTAAGTATCCATTTTCGGGATAAGGCCGCGAACTTGGCGAGTCTCACGGGGCACCGTATGCACCCTCGAACAACCCAACAAAGCCATAGGCCACGAGCCTCAGATAGAACCATGGTTGCCAACCACACTGCTTGCATGCCTCAGCCGCGACGGATTGAATGCCGGGCCAGTCGGTGGGATCTCGAGTCCCGATGGATCACAACCGCTCTTGCAAATTATGATCGCGCCTGAATCGAAGGGAGCTGGATGCAAAGAAATCCCTCTTCCCCGTCGGTGGGGAGGTGTTTCCTCTTGACATCCCCTTTTATAGAACCCGGAAAAGATTACGGCGTCAAACCGTAGAGGCTTCAAACCTTAGAGGCGTCAAACCGCAGAGGGTTCAAAGCGTGCGGCATCGGACGCGGCTGCCACTGCCCTTATCTTCCCCCAACTGACCCCGCTGGATTGAAATCGTACTAGGACATTTTTCAAGGAGATCAGGGACTATGACACAAATGCAGAATGCGCAGTCCGTCGCGCTGCAACTGGAGAAGGTGAGGGACAAACTTCCGCTGCTATACGAACGGGACGACATCCTGCTTGACCATGATTCAGCAGCGCGGCGACGTGGAGACGGGTCAGCTTCCCGCAATATGCGGCTCCCGCTGCAAATCCGTCCGGGAGGCAAAGCCGGCCTCGCGAATATGGACGGCGGCGACCTGGGCCGCGGGATCGGGCACGACATACGACGTCGCGCAGGTCACGCCGGTATTCTTCCGGCACGCGGTGGAAGTCACCAAACTCGTGGAGTATGCGAGCAACGCGCCTGAAAAAGCGGTCGAGAACGCGGCCAAGCGCGAAGTGAAGAACGCCATGGCCCAGTTCCGTTCGTTCCTCGACAAAGCTCATGCAGACGAACGGCAATGGCGTGCTCGGCACCGTCGATCGATCACCACGAGCGGCCTTCCGTCGGGCGTCGCGGCGCAGTTCAATCTGGTGGCCAAGCCGCCCGGCGCGGCAGCTCTTCTATTTCAACCAGACCATCCAGATTTACGATCCGACGCTGACCACCAACCGAGGGTCTTGCAACATCACCCTGGTTGACCCGTTCAACAAGTTCATCCAAGTGGATGGCTTGCCGACCGGCACGTCGCCAAACGATTTGGTCGTACACGACGGATTGACCGGCGCGCAGCCCACGTCATTGTTCGGAGTCCTCTACCACCAAACCAACGCGACAACCGGCACGTGGCTGAACCTGAATCGCGCAACCTACCCTGTGGAGCTGGCGACGCCCAGCGTCAACGCGAACAATTCCGCGCTCGTTCCGGCGAACGTTCGACTCGCAATCAACAAAGTGAGAAAAGCCTTGGGCGTAAGCCAAGTGGGCAAGCTGATCGCCTACACCTCCCTCGAGCAAGAGCACGCCTGGGAACAACTGGGAGTGACCATCTCGCAGATCATCAAGGAAGGCGGCGGCGGGCGGGCGAAAGATCTGGACCTGCTCTTCACCGGCGAGAAAACCATGGCTGGCGTGCCGATCAAATCATCGATCAACGCAAACTACAGCCGGGTGGACTTCCTGGACCTGTCGCATTGGGGCCGGGCGGTGATGCAAGACATCGACTACTACGACGTGGGCGGCCAAACGGTGTTCCCGATCTACGGTGCATCGGGCGGTTTGGCAAGCGCGTACATCTTCTACTTCATCACCGGGTTTCAGGTGTGGAACGATTCGCCGCGCAGCGGATCCTACATCGCGAATCTGGCGCTTCCGTCCGGATACTGATCCGGAGATGAAGTCGGGGAGCTGGGCGCCGGAGTCTGACATCCACGGAACTATTCCGGGATTCCTCTTCGGCGCCGCAGCTTTTTTCTTCCCGTTGAGTGCGCGATCGATCCGATCGATTCCACAAAGGCAGAACAACTTCGAAAACGCGAGGAGAAATCGCATGGCCATCACCATCACGGTACACAACGTCGATGCTTCCGGTTCCGTAGCTTGGGCAACCGGGTCGATTGCATTCTCGGGGAGTTATACAACCGGCGGAGACACGCTGGACTGGACCACGGCGATTCCGCAAGTGGGGGCGTCGGGGGCAGCAATACCGTCCACGTCGGGTCCGCAGCAAGTCAGCTTCGACAGCCAAAATGGAAACGGCGGGTATTACGTCGCAGTGCAGGGAAGTGCGCCCAACAACTGGAAGGCGAAGTGCTTTCAGGCAAGTGGGACGGAGGTCACCGCGGGCGCATACCCCAGCAGCGTGACCAGCGACATCATAGCGTTTCAGGCCGAATTCCTAAGAATGCAGTAGGGCGCACCCGATACGGCAGTCGAGACACGAAGCGCTCATACTTTCTCACCACACCCACGATTCCTTCCGGAAACCAATGATCCAAGTGCTACGAGAAACCCACGAAACGCCACGGGATATTGAGGAGCGGGTTACTCGTGCGGGTGGACGCAATATTCTAGGGGCGCCCGCGTTTCGGGTCGTGTGGGGATGGTCGCGCCTTACGTGGATCGGCGGGGCGTGGACGGACCGTGACAATAGCGGCAATGTGATCCGGCGAACGGTCGAGCTTCGGCTCGAACCCAAGTACCTGCCACTCAATCGCTGGCACATCGAACGGTGGATGCCACCGGAATCCTATGGATTGCCGGCGCAGTGGTACGCCAACACGGTGGAAACCGAAAACGGGATGTCCATTCCGGCGCTGGGGCCCTTTCCGCATCGCGGGGAGTACGAACACTGTTTCACCCTGGCGGGACCAACTGGCGAGTTCATTCCGCTGCTGCCGGGTGCGGTGGAACACGTCGTGCGAGCGATCTCGTGGGCGCGCACGGTGACGAAATCCAAATCACGAGAAGCGGTCATTCGAAACTGGGAACGCCGCGAACGAAATTGGAGCCAAAACGTCGACGCGGCACTCGGATTAGGAGAAAGTCATGCCGAACTATAATTCGCAGGTCCCGCCGTTTACGCTCTACCCTGGCGATACCGGCCTCGCCTTTAGCAGCGAAAATCCAAGTGCGCCTCAAGCTAGCCAGCAGTTTGCCATGGGCGTGCCTTACGGCAGCGTGCCGGCGTCCGTCAGTTTGGAGCTTTCTTTTCCCGGAGGCGCGCCGAGCAGCTTTCAATTCAATATCGAGGAAGCGACCACGGACGCGGACGCCAACTACATTCAGATTGCCGGGCCAGCACAACTGACCCAAGCCAACCTAAACAGCAGCGGCGTGGCGCGGCTCGATGTGGTGAACGTGAAAGGACTTTTCGTGCGGGTGAAGAAAATCAGCCAGACTGGCGGCGGGGCGTGCACCGCGCTGCTGTGCAGGTAAGTAGACGCAGACCCAATCGCGAACGATTGAATCCTTTTCCCCAAGAAAACACGAGGAAAAACCATGACCCAAGATGACTCGGCCACAATTGCTTCGGTTTCCGACCAGGACTGGTATGTGTCGCGCACGTACGGTGTGTTTCACATCCCGGCCTGCGAAAAAGGGAAGGAGCACGCGCTGTTGCTGATCCTGGCGCGCGGCGATGCGCTGGACCTCGGCGACAATCGGCGTTTTCCGTTCACGATCACCGCGCGTGAAATTGCCCTGGACATCGTGCAGGATCTCGCACCCCACGGCGTTTTCGTCTGCCAAGCCGCGCGGCCGTCGAAGGCGGAAATCGAAGCGGCGCTGAACCGCCGGGATGCTTGGTATCAACAGCTGGTCTTCGATGGCGACCAGATGTGGGCCCGCTCCCACAACTATCAGGAAATTTCCGATCAACACCGGCGCGCCGCTCTGGCGCTGGGGCTGGAACGCGAGTGGGCGTACGTGCCGATGAAGATGGTCGACTGTCCTGTTTGCGGCGAGCGTATCAAGCCGGGCGTAGCCCTCTGCAAACACTGCGGCGCGATTTTGGACGCTGAAAAACTGGCGCTGCACGGAGGGCCCGGCAGGGAAAACGGCCGCAAGGTGGCGGCCAGAAACATCTCGAATGCCAATTGATTTGCGCCATGTTTCGAAACGGAAAGCTTCGGCTTACACTGTAGACGCTGCGGGTGAGAATTGCGGCCCGGCTCGATGGAACTGGAGGAACGCGGGATGAGAAGAATCGGTTCAGTGATCGCGCTACTGGCGTTGGCCCTGCCGGCTTGGGCGCAGGGCTCTCGGCATGACGATATCGTCTTCGGACCTGCCGGGCACCCGCTCTCGAACGCTACGGTTACGGTATGCGTTGCGACGGCGACGGGAAGTCCCTGCTCGCCGTTGGCGCAACTGTACACGGACGACACGCTCAGCGTGGGCGCGCCCAATCCGCTGCAATCCGACGGCTTGGGCAATTACCACTTTTACGCGGCGCCGGGACGGTATCAGATTCAGTTTTCGGGCGCCGGCGTTCAGGGCGGGGTCACGATGAACGACATTATCCTGCCGAGCGACCCGTCCTCGCCGACGTTCAGTTCGGTGAGTACCTCGGGTACGATCAGCGCCCAAACGATGTCGCTCGGTGGCAACCTCAGCGTGAGCGGAAATGCCGCGGTCAACGGCTCGCTGACGGTGTACGGCGGGCCGGTTCCTTCGACCGCGGTAGCAAATAACTGGACGGCGCCGCAGTCATTTGCGAACGGCCCGTACTTTACGAGCGGTTCACCGTGGTTCGATGTGAAGGGTTTTTGCGCGAGCGGATCGCAGCAGCAAACCACAGGGACGATTACGGGCGGACACTCGACGCTGACGCTGGCCGGCGCCATCGATTTCGTAGCGTGCCCCTCCGGTTCGGGGCAGCCCGGCGAGGGGATCACGATTTACCATGCTGGGCCGGCACCGACCATCGCCGCCCCCACGGCCGTGAGCGTCACCCCGGTTGGTGGCACGGCGACCACCGCCTATGGCTACGAGTTGGTGGCCAACGATTACGCCGGAGGAGTTACCGCGCCGACCGCGGCGGCGACGATTTCCAATGGCGAGCCGCTAGGGTCGCTCTCAGGGACGATCTATAACAACGTGTGCTTCACGACCTCAGCCAACTCGGCTAGCTACTCGATCTACCGGTCCGTGAGTGGCGGCGCCTACGCTTACTTATCCACATTTTGGGATTCCACCCCGCCGAGCATCGCCTACTGCTTTCACGACACGAATTACAACTCGATGGGTCAAACCTGGGGAACGGGAACCTCCTCCGTGCCGGATTGGGGATCGAGCACCGCGCCAAGCGCGGCGGCCAACGATTGGTGCCAGACCACGATTGCCAGCGGGGCGGGAACCGCTTCGCTGACGCTTACGGCAAGCTGCCCGAATTCCGCTACTGGGACGATCGTGAAACACGACGATACGCCGGCAATTCAAGCGGCGGCCAACGCCTGCAACACTACGGCAGGCGGAACCATCTACTTCCCACTTTCCGGAAATTTCACGATGGGCCACGTGAACTGGCCGGACTCCCGCACCGTGGCACGTGGGTGGATCATTCTGGATATTGCCGGACAAATTACGATCACCTATCCGATTAGCTTTGGTTCGCCGCTGGGTTTGGGATACCAGCAAAACAAAATCCGCATTACCGGCAATTCGGGAGGAGGCAGCGCGAGCAGTTCGCAATTTCCCATCGCCAATACCGGGCACATCAACTCCGGCTTTGTTTCCCCGGTCATTCACACGATCTATCAGAACGCCACCAGCCTGGCGCCTTTCGTGTTCGATCACATCAGCATTTATAACCGCGGGATCGGCGGGGGCGACGGAATCGTGAGTGAGGGAGGAAACTCCGCAGGGCTGTACATCAACAATGTGGACGTGGCGACGTCGGGCACCGCGATAAAGATTGGCTACGGCGGCATTGGCGGGAACACGAACGGACCGTGCAGTTCGGGAGGAGGCTTCGGGGCCTACGTGGATCACAGCGTTTTTACCAGTTACTTCGTCGGCGATCCACTGACCAACTGTGACGGTTGGACCATGGACGTGAATTTCGGCATCGCGTATTTCGATACCATCACCCTCGTTGGTCAGGGCGTCCACACCATAGGGATGGGAGCGACCGACTGGAACCACATTTACGAGGAGACCGGGCAGACCCTTGGATTTCTGACTTGGGATACCAGCGGCGGACCGTGCGTTCCGCAATGCGGGTCGAATTCATTCCGGCACGTGGAGCTCGCCGACAGCAGCGGGATTGGGAACACCTATTTCATCAATACTATAAATGGCGGGGCGACGGCGCTCGGCCAGGCTGATTTTGATACCGTGGAAGGTGTGCAGAGCCAACTGGTTGGAGGAGTGACACCGATATCCAGTTGCTCGGTGAACCAGAATGGACCGACGTCGTCAAATACTACCCCCGGAAACTGCTCATTCGTAGCGGGAGTGATTCGCGGGAATTTTATAGGCCAGGGCGGCTCGAGCGGGATCAATATGCCTGCGAACATGACCAGCGGGCTGAACGCATTCTTTTCGTTAAATCTAGGGCCGTCTCCAGCCAGCGGCGGAAGCGTGCTAGCCATGGAAGCGACGAGCGGATATACCGGCGACTATCTGGACATATTGGACCCGTCGAGCTCCATCAGCGGGCTCACCGTACAGGGCAACATCGACCACAACTACGTCGCGCACTTTTACGGTTTCCAGCAGAATGCCGGGAGTTCGCAGCAAGATTACTTTGGGCCGCTGGGCGCTTTTGTCGGCGGTACCACGGCCAACGTGAGCGCGAGCGGGACCAATTCCGCCTTGGGCCTAAAAGTGAGTGGAACGGGCGATCCGCTGTTCATTTACGATACCAGTGGCACACTCCAGAGTTATTTCGATTCTGGCGGTGCGCTGCACACCGCTAAGGGGATCACTTCGACGTTGGCGACCGGCACCGCGCCGATGACCGTTGCCAGCACCACAGCAGTAGCGAACCTTACCGCCCAGTACGCGCAGAGCACGCAACTCACGGGAACCACTGCGGGGATCGGTGGGTCGTCATTGAGCGCGGGGCAATGCGCCAGTGGAACGGTGACGATTACCGGCGCCGCGACGTCGATGTCCATTGCGGCTTCACCGGCAACGGATCCGGGTACGGGGTTCGTCTGGGAAGGGTTGGTGTCCGCAGCGAACACGGTCACCGTTCGAGTGTGCAACGTGACCGGAGGCGCGCTAACCCCGGCATCGTCGGCATACAACGTGCGTGTGATTCAATAGGAAGATTGGAGCCGCACCCTACGCGTACTGGACGACGACTCTCGAACGAGCAGGGCGGATCAGGCTTGGTTTTTCTCGGCTACAAACCACAATACACGGCCGAACGGCAACCTGAAGAAAGGCCAAAAATGGCCAGCGGCGGTAGCTCCCAGGTGCATTTTGTATTGCCACAGTTTGCGCAGCATACTGTCGTTACTCGAAATTTTCACATGCCATAGCGTGGGCGCGAAATCGTCATCAATTACCTGGGACTCAAGAACGTGGAATCCGGAAGCCATCAGTGCGTATCGCAATTCGGAGCGAACGTATTCACGGTGATGGCCGGGATAAGGAGTATCCTGCGCTGCGGTCTCAAAAAAATAATCGAACGGATCCGAAACCGTGCCGCCCCCCAGAAGCTTTACTCGATTGTAGATCGATGCCTGGTTGGGCGTCGACACGATCAGGCAGCCCTGGGGCTTCAGCACGCGGCGGATTTCCGCCAGCACCCGCTTCGGGGAATGAGCGTGGTGCTCGATCACATCGAGATAGGTAACGTAATCGAACGATAGCTCGGGAAAGGGCAGTGGACTGGTGGAGAGGTCGCACGGTCTGTAGTCAACCCCATGTTTCTGGGATATCGTTGCGTAGGTATCGGCAAAATAAGGGAGATCAACAGCGGCGGACTTTACGCCCAGGCGACTGGCATACAGCGTCAGCGAACCGATCTGCGCGCCAAGGTCGAGAAGAGTGGGGTGGGAATCTGGTGAAGCATGCTTGGAAATAAACTGCAGAGCGCGAAGTTTAACTCCTGCCGCGCTGATCGAGTTACGGATCCACGGCACGATCGTCGCGTCGCCGGTCGGCGAGGCCTCGCGCGCGAGCAACTGAAGGACTTCGTCGAATTCTTGGAGTGTCGGCTTCAACGGAGGGAACCCAACCACGAGCGCAGGTTAGCATTAAATGTGGAGATTCTCCAAACCATGGCCCACGTTGCCAGATTACCGGATCGCTAAGGAAGGTCCGGTCGCCTGGGGAATACCGTCCCAAGGATTAGTTCGCACGACCTGGAAAAAAGTCTTCGCCGGCCAATCGAACTGGCGTTGGTCGCAGTCACAATTATGATAAAGAAGCGTAACAAGGCGCTCTATTTCATCGCGGTTCTCGTGATCCTCGGAGTCGGCAGTTACTTGTTTATGGCCCAAGCACCAAGCAAGCCCAGCGGCCGGGCTCACGCGGTGAAGTACGCCCTAGACGGCGGTTGCGCCAGCGTCATGTATCAAAACCAAGCGGGCTCGCAGGAGCGGCGCTGGGTTATTTCTCCTTGGACCTTGGAAATGAGCGAACCTAGCGGATTTTTTGCCTACATCTCTGCGCAAAATCAGTCGGCACGCGGAAGCTGCCACGTGGTTATCTATGTTGACGGTGCGCTGGCCCAAGAGGGAAGTGCAGACGAACAATATGGAACCGCTACCGCAAGCCTCCGAATTCCGTAACGCATGAAATCGCGTTGCCCGAACCGCGCATTCCTGTCGCACTACAACAACTGACATCGCCCAGGAGGGCCAAACGATTCATGGGACGCGTCGGCATCTGGCTAAAGGGAATCGTTGCGGCTGGAATTTCGGGCGCAGCTAACGGCGTGGTGACCGGCTTCGCCGCGATCGGGATTGACCCGAATCATTTCAATCTTGCGGCCGGCCTCGGCAATACCATCGAGATCGGCGGATTGAGCGCGGTCATCAGCGCGATTCTTGGGGTCGCGCTATACCTCCGGCAGTCGCCGCTGCCACCTGGCGCAATGAAGCAAGTAAGCCGGAGCCGTGGCGAACGCGGCTTTTCTCGCACGTCACGTTCGCAAACCAGGATTTCCATTTCGAGGTGTGATCCGATGCCTGTCATTTCCACTACCGCGTATAGCCCGGCGGAAGACGCTTTGAGCCTGGCGCGATCGATCGTCAATGATGCGTCCGGACAAGTGTTCACCGACGCGGTGCTCATGCCGTTCCTGAACACTGCGTATCGAACGCTGCAGCGGGAGCTGGCCGAGAATGGAGTGACCGTTCTCGTGAAGCGCAGCTCGACTTGGATCTGCCGCTCACCGACGGCCTGACGCCGACCGAAATCAGCGACACATCTTCGCCGCAATTGCCCTCCGATTGCCTTGCGCCGCACACGCTGGCGGAAATGGCGACGGGGACAACGGATCTTTTTGTATCCCATGGAGAAGATCACCGCAGGAATGCCGAATTTTCAGCCGGGATGTTACTTGAGGATGTGGGAATGGCTCGAGGACAAGGTTAATTTGATCGGGGCGACCCAGGCCATCACCGTGCGTCTGCGTTATGAAAAAGTACTGCCGGCTTTGTGCGCCGGAACGGACCCGGTGCAGATTCGGTCGTCGACCGATCCGCTCGGCTACGGAACCGCCGCGATGGCGGCGCGGTCACGCGGACAGCGTGCGCTGGCGGTCGATTTGATGTCCGCTGCCGCGGATGCCACCACCAAACTGATTGAACGCTACGTCCGGCCGGAACAATACAAACTGCGGCGGCGCAGGCCGTACGGTCTTAAAAGAGGAATCGCGTATTTGTGAGGCGGACGATTTATGGGGCCGCTTCCACGACCAGTGTAAGGGTCACCCCGCGGCTGGCATTTTGAGCCTCGCCTGAAACCGTGAAGGTATAGGTTCCGGTGGGCGTCGGATCGAGGGGCGGTAGGAAATCGCGTAGTGCTGTTGCCGCAACCGGCCACCAGCAGCGCGAGAGCTGCCCAGCGCGAAGGCAAGCGACGCGTCCTGGTGCGGCCGAAATTCCAACTGATCGGACTTCGTTTCTCACGATCCGAGCCGCAACCCAAATCAGCGCGAGCAGACCGAGAGCCACTAGCCCGACTGGGCGAGAAGGGAATCGCGGGTTGGCGCAAAGCTTGAGGTCGTCGTCTTCTTGGTAGTGGTGAAAGCGGCCGTGAAATTTTGAGAGGCGCCAGGCGCACTCGGCCAGGTCACTGTGGCGGGAGTCAGGGCGCAGGTAGTGCTCGTGGGAAGATTCGCCGGGCATTGCAGGTTCACGGTGCCGGTGAACGTCTGATCGGGAGCCGCCGCCAGGTTGAAGGTAGCCGGTGGTACCTTGCCGGATGGTCATGCGTGGTCAGCGCTCCGGTTTGCGCCGAGATCTCAAAATCGTCGCCAAAGCCGCGTCAAGGCAGCGGTCTGCGGGCTCGATGGATCGGAATCGGTCACCTGCAGCGTCGCCGAGCGCGCTGCCACGCATTGGTCGGGATTGAAAATCACGTTAATGTTGCAGGTCGCGCTGACCGCCAAAGACGATCCGCAGGTATTGGTTTGGGAGAAATCAAGGGGATCCGCGCCGGCTATCGTAACGGCCAAGCTGGTGAGCGACACTCCGGAACTGTTCGTGAGTGTGAAGGCCTGAGCGGAACTCGATCCACCGGTGGCCACGTTGCCAAACTGTCCGGCCGACGCTGGTCCCAGAGTCACCGTGGTCGATTGCTCGGGTTGGCCGATCTCGATAACTTCACGGATCGCGTGATTGCCCGCGTCGGACACAAAAAGATCGCCGCCTCGATCGAACGCCAGATCCGCCGGCGAGCGGAATGCCGCCCGCAAAGCGGCTCCGCCGTCGCCCGAATACCCTGCGACGCCGGTCCCGGCAACCACGGTAAGGCGCCCGACTGGATGTCAAACCGCCGGATGGTGTTCGCGCTAGCGTCCGCGACGAAGATGTTTCCGGCGCCATCCACCGCGAGCCCCGATGGAGCGGCAGTGCTCAACAGCGTACGAATGGAGCTTCCGTTTCGTAACTTCGATTCGTGGTGACGAATCGATCTCAAATACTTTCCCGCGGCGAGCGACGCCACATAGAGCTTCGGGTGCCGGCGCGTTCACGGCGATCGCTCCCGGCGAGATCACATGCGCGAGCATCGAGATCGTGTTGTTGCGGTAAGCCAGTATCGAATTTGACTTGATGTCCGCAATATACAGATTCCCGGACGCGTCCATCGCCAAGGCGGTCGGCGCGATCAGTTCGATGTTGGACGCGCCTGCCCACTTGCCCACCAGGCTGCGCGTGATCATGGGCTCGCTGGTTTCGGGGCCAGAGATGGTTCGGATCGTGGAGTTCTGGGTGTCGGCGACGAATAGGGTGCCGTCAGCGCGCTACCACAATCCCGCTGTGGGGCGGCGCCAGCGCCAGTGCCGGTGCGGAGGATGTTCCTTGGCTCGAGTCTGCATTTCCCAAGCATGATGCTGGATAGCTCGAACTCCGCATCCGCCGCCAGGCCACCGTCACCCAGGTAACCGAACGAGCCGGTACCGGCGAAATGGGTCGCCTTTTGGCCAGGCACAACGGAAAAAATCCGGTTCGACATATCGGTCGCATGGCAGCCGCTGCGGCCGCTTCGGATGCAGCCCGGCTAACGGCGAAATAGATTCGGTTGTCGGGCCCGGCGGCCAGGCTGAATGGCGAGGCACTTGCCGCAGCGATTTGACCCTGGATCGTTCGAACGGTCCCACGCGCGCTGCCGGCAGCGTCAGAGGCCTGCTTGGGATTGGTTTGGGCGGTGCCTGACAACGTGACAAACACGAGCACTACGCTGCTCAGCAAAGCAGCGGCAAGCTTACGGTACAAGAGGGTCTCCTAATACACCCGGCGGCTACATTTCACCCATCGCTATGATTCGACAGGCGCGATCAAGGTTGTGTAGACGAAAACACGTCATGATATCAGGTTTCGCGGCTGGGCCGAAACCAGCGCGGACCCAGCACCAACGGTGTAGGGCGTAAACCGGACTGCCTCCATTCGAGAAAAACATGTCAATCGAGACTTTCTCCCCCATTCCGCTGGAAACCTTTGGATCGTGGCTCACCCTGCTCGATCCTTCCGATGTGCCGGCTGGAATGTCGCCCAATCTCAGCGACGTTGAGTTCTTCCCAGGCGGAGTGCGAACTCGGTCCGGCCTGGTATCGCAATACTCGCCCTCTGGCTGGCTCTCCGGCAGTGAACGGGCTGAAGACCTATGTTACGCAGAACCTGAACCAGATACTTCTCGCGTTCGACGCGCTCGGAAATCTGTGGGAAGAAGAAACCCCTGGGGACCCTGTCGCTTATTTCCTCCTCCCTGGTGCCCGCGACGTTGATGGCCTCCACAACCCTCTTCGGTCGCGAATACATCGGCTCTTTCGGACGGCCATGTCGGCCAGGATCTGCCGCGCCAGTTTGACGCTACGAATTTGGACCGTGTCAGCCAGGTCGGGCCAGGGGAAGGGCCAGCCGTGACCGACTCGACCGATCCGGGCAGCATTTCCGCAGGGGTGCACCAGTGCGTCGTTGTATTCGTCACCCGCCAGGACTATTGGACGGTCCCTTCACCAGCCGTCTCCTGGACCGCCGCGGGCGGTCAAAAAGCCAACGTCACAAATATTCCGACGGGCCCATCGAACGTGACCCAACGGCTGTTGGGATTCACGGCGGCCGGTGGTACAGATAGTACTCTGCGTTGATACCACTGCT